CTGGACGAGCGCCGGAGCGGGACGGCGCTGCCGAAGGAGCTCAGGGAGCGCGCGCTGACGCTCCGGGGCCGCGGGCTCACGATGCTGGAGATCGCCGCGGAGCTGGGCGTCGGGCAGTCCACGGTGCAGGCGTGGCTCAGCCGGGAGAAGAAAAAGGGAGGATGATGAGCAGATGGTAGACCAGGAGCTGGTCCGGCGGATGTGGGACCTGGCGAAGCGGGATATATTCCCCAACTACCAGGAGAACGCGCTGATCCGGGAGGCGGCGAAGCGCCTCGACGGATTGACCCGCGCGCGGGCGCTGAGCTGGCCGGACGTGGTGCGGCGCGCGTACTACGGCGAGGCCGCATACCTGACGGGCTACGTGGACGGCGGCATCGAGTACGACTGCTGGGTCTTGCTGTACGCGCCGCGCTGCGAGTATGACGAGCCCGTCTTCGCGATCGCGAACAAGGACCTGATGTGGACGATCGAGCCGGGCATGGCCGGCGTGGAGCTGTGGACGATGATGCCGGGGAATGCGCAGATCAAGGCACAGAAGGAATGGCGCGCGCAGCTGGCTGAGCGTAAGCAAAACGAAGGGAGCGAGGAACATGAGGGAGAGAATTGAACCAGACTGCTACACCTGCCGCAGGTGGGATGAGTGCCCGGACGCTGTCGCCGGGCGCTTTTGCACGAAATGGCAGAGCAAGGAGCCGCAGCCGAAGGGCGAGGATCCGAACGACGCCTGGACGAAAGGAGAGGACTGGGATGAATAAGATCACGGTGATCGGGAACCTGACCCGGGACCCGGAGACGGGGACCACGAAGGACGGCGTCAGCTGGACGCGCTTCAGCCTGGCGGTGCGCAAGCCGCGGCCGAAGGACGGGCAGCCGGACGCGGAGTTCATGCGCGTGACGGCCTGGCGCGGCCTGGGCGAGAGCTGCGCGAAGTACCTGGCGAAGGGGCGCAAGGTCTGCGTGGTCGGCTACGCGGAGAGCCACGCCTGGATGGGCCAGGACGGGAGCCCGCGCAGCCAGATCGAGATCACGGCGGACGACGTGGAGTTCCTGACGCCGAGGGCGCAGGACGACAGGCCGCAGGAGGCGCCGCCGGAGCCCGGCGAGTACGTGGAGGTGGACGACGAGCAGCTGCCGTTCTGACCGTACTGAGTACGGCCGTGAAGTGAAAAGTGAGATGCCTGTCACTTTTTTCTGCGATTAAATAGAAGGAGGTCCTCGGAGGTGAGCGTACCTGCGCCGAAGGTGCAGTGACATACGGCGCAGGTACCCTTGAGGTGCGGGGCTTGACGTGGTAAAGTCTATGCTGCCAGAAAGGCACGAGGGACGGCGTGCCATGATGGTCCTCCTGGGGCGGGGCCGGTGCCAGGCCCCGCCTTTGGACAGCGGAACAGGAGGTAGGTTATGAACGAAGCGATGCGGGAGGAGCACTTCCGGCGGATCGAGTCCGCCGCGGCGCGGGCGATGTACGAGCGCCTCTGCGCGGCCTGCGCGCAGCGGGCCGGGGGCATGAGCGACGCGGACCAGATGCTGATCGCGGACATCGCCTACGAGGAGCAGGTGAAGCAGCTGCTGATGGATGACATCGTGAAGCGCGGGCTCGGGCAGGAGCGGTCCAACGGGCGGCAGAAATACTACCAGGAGAACCGCAGTCCCGCCCAGTACCGCGCCTTCTGCGACCAGCAGCGCAAGCAGCTCTCCGAGCTCAGGCTGACGCCGGCGAGCCGGAAGGCGGAGCAGGTGCAGATCGAGGACGACTTTGATGCGTTCCAGTGAAAACGAATACAAAAAAAGCGATCCGTTCTATCACACGGCGGCCTGGAGGCGACTCCGGGCCGTCGCGCTTTCCCGGGATGACGGGATGTGCCAGGAGTGCATGCGGCGCTTCCGGCTGGGGTACGGGATCGCGCCCCGGCGCGCGACCATGGTGCACCACATCGTGCCGATCGAGGAGCGGCCAGACCTGGCGCTGCGGCTGGAAAACCTGCGCAGCCTGTGCAGCGAGTGCCACAACCGCGAGCACCCGGAGAAGGGCGGGCCCTGGCGCCGGCGCGAGGAGGAAAAGCCCGCGCACCGGGCGAGGATCGAAAAGGTATAACGACCGAAGGGAGTGTTAGGATGAGCTTCTGGAGATTCAGGGATACAAGCACCCGGGATCGGTCCGGCAGTGCCGGCCCGCAGGATCGGGAAGGGGATGACCGCACCGCGGTCTTGGACATCGAGGGCGAGCTGGTGGTCGAGGAGGGCTGGTGGTCGGGCGACGGCACGGTGGTCGCCCGGGACTTCCGGAAGGCCCTCGACCAGGTCGGGGACGTGATCGTGCGCATCAACAGCCCCGGCGGGGACGTGCTGGCGGGCTCGGAGATCTACAACGCGCTGCGCGAGCACTCGACCAGCGGTAAGGGCCGCGTGACCGTGCACGTGACCGCGCTGGCGGCCAGCGCCGCGAGCGTGGTGGCCATGGCCGGGGACGAGGTGCTGATGAACCCGACCGCGTACATGATGATCCACGACCCCTGGAGCATGGCCATGGGCAACGCGGACGACCTTCGGCAGCTGGCGGACCAGCTGGACGAGATCGGCGAGGGCATCGTGGAGGCCTACGCGCTGAAGACCGGCAAGAGCAAGGCGAAGCTCCGGGAGCTGATGGACGCGGAGACCTACATGAGCGCGCCGACCGCGATCCGCGAGGGCTTCGCGGACGGGCTGCTGTACCAGCCGGCCGAGGGCGAGGAGCCCGCGGAGACGGAGATGGCGGCGAGCGCCGTGGCCAGCCGCATGGTGGCGAGGATCCGGGAGGGCGTAAAAAATGGTTCGACCCAGGATGAGTCCCTCCGGAATGACGACGCGTTGAGCTGCAGAACGGGTCCTTCGCACGCGCACAGCGCGGCTCAGGATGACAGGGCGACGGAGCAGCTGCGGCGCGAGGAGATCGCGAGGCGCGCGGAGATCGTGGCCAGGAGCACCCTGGTCAGTGGTGAGCCTTGAGTGAAGCCGTACAGCTGAGCTTCTGGCAGGAGGGGCACCCGGTCAACGAGGGGATCCGGACGCCGCAGCCTGAACAGAAGAAGCACCCGGAGAAAAATAATGGTTCGACCCAGGATGCGTCCCTGACGGAAGGGCAGCGCGTTGTGCTGCAGAACGGGTCCTTCGCCGCCGATCCGGCGGCTCAGGATGACAGGCCTTCCGGAACGGTCGGGCAGGTGGAGCGATGCTACAGGTATGCGCGCCAGGCGGTGGATGGGAATATCCTGGTGTGTGAGAAGACGCGGGCCGCGTGCCAGCGTTTTTTTGATGATCTGGAGCGCAGCAAGAGCCCGGACTGTCCCTGGGAGTTCGACCCCGCCAAGGCCGCGCGGCCCGGGCGGTTCATGGAGAAGTTCCTGGTGCCCACCAAGGGCGACTATGACGAATTGCACATGCTGGACTGGCAGTGCTTCGTTGAATGCAATCTGTACGGATGGGTCGATAAGACCACCAGGCTCCGGCGCTTCCGCGAGGGGCTGGTCATCGTGGGCGCGGGCAACGGCAAGAGCACGCTGATGGCCGGCAACGCTACCTTCGCCTCCTGTAAGGACGGCGAGCGCGGTGCGGACGTGTACCTGCTGGCAAACAGCAAGGAGCAGGCCGGCATCGTGTTTCAGGAGTGCTCGAAGCAGATCGAAAACAGCCCGCAGCTGGCCCGGCGCTTCCGGCCCCTGCGCGACGGCATCTACTACGACAAGACGCAATCGACCATCAAGCACCGCTCCTCCGACAGCAAGCGCCTGGACGGCCTGAACCCGTACATGGCCATCTTTGATGAGATCCATGAATACCGGGATTTTAAGCTCTTGAATATCATCAAGCACAAGAGCGTCAAGCGCAAGCAGCCCCTGATCCTGTACATCACCACCATGGGCGAGGTCCTGGACGGGCCGCTGATGTACTATTACGACCTTTTTACCGACGCGCTCTACGGCCGGCTGGACATGAAAGTGGCGGATCAGATGTTCGCCTTCATCTGCGAGCTGGACGAGCACGACGACGTGGCGGACCCCAGGAACTGGATCAAAGCAAACCCGAGCCTGGGGCTGACCTTGCGGATGCAGGACCTGCAGGACGAGTGGGCGCGCGTGAAGCTGATCCCCAGCGAGCGCGCGAACTTCATTTGCAAACAGTTGAATGTGATGGTCAACGCCGACGACATGGCCTTCGTGCAGCCGGAGGTGATCCGGCGCAACCGCGGGCACCTGGACCCGGAGAAGCTGCTGGGCCGGCGCTGCTACGGCGGCTTCGACCTCTCCAACCGCGAGGACTTCACGGCTGCGGCGCTGGAGTTCCCGCTCGAGGACGGGAAGACCTTCGTGCTGCTGCACAGCTGGGTGCCGCGGGCGAAGGTCGAGGCGGACAACGAGAAGATCGACTACTACGGCCTGGCCATGCGCGGCCTTTTGACCATCGTGGACGCCGAGTACATCCAGCAGGAGGACGTGTTCGACTGGTTTGTGGAACAGTCGAAGAAGTACGAGCTGGACTGCATCGGCTACGACCCGGCAAACGCGACCAGGCTCATCCAGATGCTGCAGGGCAAGGGCTTCGACTGCAAGGTCGTGCGCCAGGGCCCGATCACCCTGAACGACCCCATGAAGGACGTGAAGGAGATGCTGCTGGCCGGGAACATCATCACCAACGAGGACCCGATGTTCACCTGGTATACCGACAACGTCAGGATCTCCGGCGAGCGCCGGCACACGGACAAGGAAAACTGGATGCCCATGAAGCGCAACCGCTTCAGGAAGATCGACGGCTTCATGGCCTTCCTGGACGCGCACTGTGTGCGCATGCAGCGCGAGCCGGCCGGGGTGATCTATACGCCGCCGAAGATCCGCGTGGTGGACCTGGGCGGCCGGCGCAGCGCGCAGCGGCGAGCATACTGAAGGAACTGGAGACAAAAAACTGAAAACTGAAGACTGAAGACTTAAGAATGAATAATAGGTGCCCAGCTGTGTTGCCGCCGCATGACAAGATTATTTTTCAGTTTTAAGTCTTCAGTTTTCAGTATTCATTGCGCGACTTGAAAGGAGCGCCTATGTGGCCGTTCAGCAAACGAAAAGTAAAGAATGAACAGCGGCCTGCTCCGCGGCGGGAGCTGAGCTTCCGCAGCCTGACGCGGCCGCGGGCGGACCGCACGATCGAGGGCAACGAGGCGATCTACGCCGCGGTGAGCCGGATCGCAAACACCATCGCCAGCCTGCCGATGCACCTGTACAAGGGCTACGAGGTGGCGAAGGGGCACCCGCTGGAGCGCCTGGTGAGCCTGCAGCCGAACCCGAACATGAGCGCCTTCGGCTTCCGGCAGACCATGGAGGTGCTCAGGAACACCGAGGGCAACGCCTACGCGCTCAGGGTGCTGGACGGGCTGGGCCAGGTGCAGCGCCTGGACGTGCTGAACCCGACCCGGGTGCAAATCATGCGGGACCCGACGAACGGCGAGACCTGGTACAGGATCCAATTGGACGAGGGCGCGCCGCAGATCATCCCGGGCTACATGCTGATCAACATCCGGCACATGAGCGCCAACGGCGAGAAGGGCATCCGCCCGATCGACGTGCTGCGGCGCAGCCTGGACTACGACACGCAGGTCAAGGAGCTGGCGCTGGACCAGCTGGACGGCGTGAACTCGGGCATCATGCTGACGGTGCCGAACACCGGCCTGGACCAGGAGCAGAAGGACGAGCTGGTGGACCGCTTCTTGGAGACTTACCAGAAGAGCGGCCGCAGCGTGGTCGTGCTCGAGGGCGGGCTGACGGCCACGCACTTCCAGAGCCAGGCCGTGAACAGCGATGTGTTGGATGTGGAGCGGATCACCCGGAACCGCGTGGCGACGGTGTACAACCTGCCGCCGCACTTTTTGGGCGACTATACCGGGACCAGCTACAGCTCGGCCGAGCAGCAGATGCTGGAATTCCTGCAGATGACGATCCTGCCGATCGTGGTGCAGTGGGAGGAAGAGTTCAACCGCAAGCTGCTGACGCCGGCCGAGCTGGCGCAGGGCTACGAGTTCCGCTTCGACCTCTCCCAGTTCTACCGCGCCGACGTGCTGACCATGGCGAACCGCTACCAGATCGGCATCCGCGGCGGGTGGATGAAGCCCAACGAGGCGCGCCGGAACGAGAGCCTGCCGCCCGACCCGTTCGGAGATCAGCTGATGAGCAGCCGCGACATCATCCCGCTGGAGATCGCGGTGAAGTACCCCGAGCTGCTGCTGGGGAACGGGAACGCCCGGCAGGGAGTTGAATCGCGCGCGTACCGCGCACGAGATGAGGAGCAGAGCCGTGAATGACGTGATCGAGGAATTTGTTCAGGCGACGCTGCTGCCGCTCAATTACCCCGTGAGCCAGACGCCCGGGGACGCGAGCGCGCAGACCTGGCTCACCTGGAACACGGTGGGCGGGCGTGAATACCTGGCCAGCGACGAGCCGACCAGGATCCGCCACGTGTTCCAGCTGCACGCCTGGACGCGCGGCACGGAGAGCGAGCACCGCAGGGCTTTTTTCGAGGCCGTGGACGCGCTGAAGGCCGCGGGCGTCAGGATCTACAGCTGGGGTCCGGACGAGCGCGAGAAGGACACCGGGATCAGCCACATCGCGTGCACCTGCACGTGGAGGCAGAAAAGTTGAATCGCGCACGGCATCGCAGCCGCGGGGACAAGTCCCTCGCGCACCGCGCACGAGATAGTGAGTTCGACCCGCAAGGGTGGACATAAAAAATTTATGGGAGGTACAAAACCTATGACTTTGCAGGAAATGCAGAACCAGATCACCGATCTGGGCGCACAGATCCGTGCAGCGGCTGCCAGCCTCCGGACGGCGGCTATGCAGGACAACGTGAGCCTGGACGAGATCAACCGCCAGCAGGACGAGCTGCGCCTCATGCAGAACCGCATGAACGCGCTGCAGGCGGCCTACGACGTGGAGCGCCAGGCGGCCGGCGAGGCCGTGCAGGCCGCGCAGCCCGCGCAGGCCCCGCGCAGCCGCAGCGAGATCCTGAAGAGCAACGAGTATGCCCGCGCCTTCGCGTACGCGCTGCGCCACGGCATCAACCCGCGCAACGGCCACCAGTACGCGGAGCACACCAAGATCCTGTACGACGCGCTGAAAGAGACCGGCGGCACCCCCGCGGGCGCGGACGGCGGCTTCCTGTTGCCCGATGACATCGACCAGCAGATCCGCGAGCTCAAGCGCGACCTGACGGCCCTGGCCCCGCTCTTCGGCGCGGAGACCGTGAGCGCCAACAGCGGCTGGCGCGTGACCGACACGGCGCCCACCGCCGGCTTCACCGCCGTCAACGAGATGGCGACTGTGCCCAGCGACGACCAGCCTGTTTTCGCGAAGGTGCCGTTCACCCTGCAGAAGTACGGCCTGATCCTGCCCGTCAGCAACGAGCTGGCGAACGACGAGGTGGCCAACCTCTTCGGCTACATCGCGCGCTGGTTTGCCAAGAAGGAGGTCATCCTGGACAACACGCTGCTGGGCGCGCTGCTGACCGCCATTACCGGCACCGCGCTGACCGCGGGCAAGGAGATCGCGGGCCTCAAGAAGGCGCTGAACGTGACCCTGGATCCCGCCATCAGCGCGAACGCCGTGGTGATCACCAACCAGAGCGGCTTCCAGGCGCTGGACGCGCTCGAGGACGGCCAGAACAGGGGCCTGCTGCAGCCCGATCCCATGAACGCCACCGTGAAGCGCCTCTTCGGGCGTCCGATCCACGTGGTGTCTGACGCCGTGCTTGCCAATTCTACCAACAACTCCAACACCAGCGCCGCGATCTACCTCGGCGACGGCAAGGAGTTCGCGACCCTCTTCACCCGCCAGGGCCTGGAGATCGTCTCCACCGACATCGGCGGCGCGGCCTTCACCACGGACAGCATCCAGATCCGCGGCATCGCGCGGAAGTGCGCGACCCGGTTCGACGCCGCCGCCATGACGGCCGTGACCATCGCGGTCTGAGCCTGAGCGAAGGGAGGAACGCCCCATGAAGGCCGGAGATCTGAGGCACCCGCTGACGCTGATGGCGCCGGCGGACGCCGTGAACGGGAAGGGCCGACCGGTTAAGGGCTGGCGGGACCAGGCCACCGTGATGGCCGCGAAGGCCGACGTGAGCGGGCGCGAATTCTACGCGGCCCAGGCCTACCACGCCGAGGACGTGGTGACCTGGACGCTGCGCTGGCGTGACGACGTGACCCCCGAGTGGCGCGTACGTCACGCCGGCGTCACCTACGAGATCCTCGAGGTGAACCACCTGGGCTACCGCTACGACTTCATCCGGCTGAAGACCCGGGTGATCACCGGAGAGAAACACTGAAGGGAGTGAGTGCCATGGCCGACATGGACATGGTGCGCCGCTTTGCCGGCGCGGATCCGGACGTCTCGGACGGCGTGCTGGAGCTGTGCTATCAGGCGGCCGTGGCCTGGTATGCGGGGGCCGGGGTGCCCGCGGATCCGGAAAACAGCCTGTACGAATTCTGGGTCTGCAACCTGGCCGCCTGGTTCCATGACAACAGGGGCGCGGACCCTGAGCAGCACGTTCCGCGGTACATCGTGGAGAGCGTGCACCAGCTGCGTCCGAGGAGGAGCAAGACATGACCTATAACGACACCAGGCAGAAGACCAGGAACGCCGTGCTGACCGTGGACGGGCAGGAGAAGCACGTGGCCAGCGTCAGCGTCAGCCTGCGCCCGGGCCGCAGCCTGTCGATCAGCGTGGACGTGCCCAACGACGTGAAGCTGACGGATAAGCAGCGCGCGGACATCGCGGCCGGCTTCAAGGGCTTCCTGGCCGAATGCGTGAACGAAGCGATCGCCGAGGGCGTGCCCGTGCCGGCGATGGCGGAATGAGGAGGGATCGGCGATGAGCACAGACGGCAAGGCGCTGACCCCGCAGAACGCTGGCTATTACGAGGGAGTCACGGACGTCTGGTACGCGCTCACGAACGGCCAGAACACCGAACAGGCGCTGCCGAGCTATAGCACGCCGAAGGTCGCGGGCAAGAGCGTGGAGATCAGCGTGACGCCGAACTTCCGCGAGGCGAAGGTCTACGCAAGCGACCACACGACGCGGCGCGAGCAGCGCGTGGAGAGCTATACCGTGAGCCTGAACCTGGACCAGCTGATCCCCAGCGTGCGCCAGGAGCTGCTGGGCCGCACCGCGGGCGCGGACGGCGTGCAGCTGGTGACCGGGAAGAACCTGGGCCCCTGGGTGGCGCTGCTTTTCGCGGCGACGCTGGACGACGGGAGCAAGGAGTACTGGCGCCTGTTCTACGGGCGCTTCAGCGAGCCCGGCGCCACACACCACACCCGGAACGACGGCGACAGCTACCAGCACCCGGTGATCCAGGGGACCTTCCTGCCGATCGTCAGGAGCGGCCGGCTGGGCAAGATCCTGGGCGGCGACGCCGTCAGCCCCAGGCAGGCCAACCTACTGAGGCGGACCGGGACCTGGAAGACCTGGGCGGGCGCGCACGCCGCGGCGCTGACTGAGACGCCGGTAGCCACGTACGCGCTGACTGATGACGGCGCGGCGGCCATGGCCCGGGACGTCGGCGCGACCTATACGGCGGCGTGCAGGATGGGCGGC